TTACAGTTCTAATCTTAGCAGTTAAGTTAGTTCCGACAGGAGTAATGTTCTCAACGATAGGAGTCACAATCTCAAAAGGTATATTTTCTGTAGGAAGTATACCTATTCCACCTGTAGACTTCGTTTCATTGAAGTGAAGTTGTGGAAGACTTACGCTTGCAGACCTATCCAAACCGTTCTTAGAAGTATCAATCTTGATAGTATAGTAATCAAGACCAATAGGATCTGTAACAGTTGCATCAGCAAGATTATGAGTTGTATTAATTCTTCTTAGAGATACACCATTCAATTCATACTTCTCAACAGTATCACCCGAATAATGATTAACTGATAATGTTCCATCAACTCCTCTGGTTGTGATACCAGTAAGTGTATTAGCAGTAGTTCCTTCATAAGCAAATATTTCCTTTCCTATTCTTGCATATCCTGGTGTTGTTGTACCAACTCCAACTCCTTCAAATACTCCGAATGCAGATGCATCATCTATATTAATAGTTCCAGTATCAGAACTACTATAATCAGCAGCTAATTTTGTCAAAGCTACGTCTGATTTAGCATTGCTAATTATCACTGTATTCTGAGTTGAATACATTCCATGATTATGTTGATTAACTTTTAAATGAAGTCCATCACTAATGACTGTAGGGGCAGCAGATAATAATACATTACCACCAATACCACTATTAAGAGAACTGGTAACACCAGCATTGTTAACAAATTGAATTGTCTTACCAACACCAGCAACAAATGAACCTTGTACATTGTCAATGATTAATTCATTAACTCCACGAATGTCTCCAATAGACAATCTCATATTAGTTCCTAACTTGTTATTACCAATTTGAGTAGGAGTAACAACATCACCTATAGAATAACCAGTTCCACCAACACCAATTGTTGCTGCTATTGCAACTCCGTTCTGGATACTGATATTAGCAGTTGCATTTGACCCAGTTCCTGTTATGTTGGTTAAGCTAACACCATTATAGGTTTGATTGCCTGTATACCCAATACCAGAGTTGGTGATGGTCATACTACCAAAAGCACTACCAGCAGATCCAACATAATTACCAGTTGCATTACTTCCTAACTGACTGATAGTATTACCAAGAGTTAGATCATTCTGTACAACAGTTGTTCCTAAACCAACTCTAATTTTATTTGAAGTAATTTCAAAAGCATTTGATGTTAATGGTGCAATCTGTTCTGTTCCTATGTTTAATTCTGGGTTAGTGAAATTAACACTTCCTGTAAATGGTGTGAATACTGCTTTGAAAAGAGTAAACTTAAGATCTTCATATTGACTTGGATTCCAAGTAGAACCATTCTGAGACTTAAATAAAGATCCTAATAATGGTTGCTCTGAGATAACAATTTCATCAAGCTCTGGATTTGTAGCAGATGTAATATCTGATTCACCCATTCTAGATATCCATGCTGTATAGTTATTACTTGCAGATAGTAGAACTACAGAATGATATTCACCACCAGACAAATAAACAGGACCATCAAATGTTATTCGTGTAGCAACTGAAGCATCTTCAGAAACATAAACATATTGTGGATCGACTACAACTTCAGAGAAAGGATAAATCTGTTCTGTTGGTAATCCAAGTTGCATTGGACGTAACTGAACAACCACAGGTAAAGTTTCATCCTTACTTCCAAAGAATACATCTATACTTGTAACAAAGATACCTTCTGGTTGACTTACAAAGAATGATTGTGCAAGTGGATCATCACCACAAATAGCAGCAGTAGTTCCAATGCCATCCATTGTGGCAACACTTAAAAGATTATTCTTTGCTTCCTCGAATGATAAAGAACCATTCGCAACTTGAGCATAAGCAGCAGTTAGAGCATCTCCAACATCTGCCATCTCCAACTGACCTGTTGTAGAATTGTATGTTGCTGTTGCACCTATAACCTGTGTTTTTAGTCCGTGGAAAATTGCATCATTTCTTATCTCGTCAGTTAATACAAATTCACCTTCAAAATTACCACCAATAGCTTCATCGGTATATGTAATACCAGAAGTAGATTGATCGTATTGAATCAAAGCAGAGTTTGCAACAGCAAGAGATGATAGAGTTATACCTTCAGGAAGTTGATTACCCTGAGAGTCTTTAGTAACACCAGTACCAGTTGCTATAACGTCTGGATGATTTGCAAATGCATTTTCAGTCTGAGCAACCGCATCATTTAAACTCATTCCACCTTCAACTAGATTCTGTATATCATTTTCCCAATATGCTTGTCCTTCAGCATCAGGAACTCTTCCCAAATACTTAACATAAAGACCACCAGTAATATCACTTATCTGATCTTCTACTGTAGGAGATGATGTATTTGCACCAGAAGCAATGTCTTGCTGAACCATTGATGCAACACCATCATTAACTTCCAATGTTGGGTTATTTGGGTTAGTTGCATTTGAGTAATCATAATGTGCTAACTCAGTTGGAGTAATAGGTGAGTAAACTTTTACTCCAGTATTAGCATCAGAATCCTGATCATAATTTGTTGAGATCTGTTGAACTACTGATACATTATTAGATTGACCAGAAATTATAGTATCAGATGTATCAGCATATGTGATTACAATCTGAGCACCACCACCATCAACAACTGTTACTTCACCAGTCTCATCATTATACACAGGATTGCCATCATCATCTAATACGACAACATCATCCCAATCTAAATTGGTGACTCCTTTAACAAGCACCTCACCAGAAGTATAACTACCACCAATATCAGTCTTAGATGTTGCAGTGCTAGTTGTAGTAGTTGATGTTCCTCTTATAGATTGACTTTCTACCTGAGTCTGAGTCTCAGTATGAATATTCCTAGTTGTAAGAATAGTCTCTTGCTCTTTACTTAATGTTCCCCTAGATTCAAATTCTGTTGTAGCATCTGTTAAAACATTACCTGGAACTTGACTATTATTCCTATTACTGGTAAGTCTAAAGACCTTCATTCCAGTCTCAAATTGAGGATTAGCAATCTCGTTTGGATTTGGAATATAAAGTGATCCCATCACAGAACCAATACTATCACTCAAAAGCCTTACATCAGATACAGTTGCTTCAGCATTTGAAGTTTGACCTACCAATCTCAATCCATTTGTAACATATCCATGAAACTCACCTCTTGCCTTTTCTGCTAGAGTTAACACATCAACATTCAAAATTGTAGATGTTGATGAATATTCTGCAGGAATAGTAATTGATCTATCATAAGGACTTAAGATATAAGTATCAGATGGTGCAAGACCATTACCATGCTTATGGTTTTGTTGATTAATCTTAAATGTTATTAGGTCTTCACCGTTAGCATTTGTTCCTATAACTGTCTCACCTTTCTGGAATGTTCCAGATACCATAGCAATTTGTAAAAGCTTTGGAACAATATAATTGGACATATCTTCACTGTCCAAGAAGGCATAAAGCCTTGTCATTGGTTTCAATTTAGCAGCACGGAATCTAATATTCCTAGATCTCATATATGGTATAAGATCATTGCTTATTACTGTGCTACCTTGACTAGTAGTGTCAAATGTTTCTCTAGTAAGAGTTCTTGTTCCTGTTCTAGTTTTTCTTCCTGTAGGAGTGCTTCTAAGGGTAGTTGTAGTTTCTTCATACCCAAATCCTAAATCAACTGTGTTTACATCTGTACTTGCATCTGCACCTGTCCAAATTTCAGACCATGCTCCCCATACAACAGGACTAAAACCATCCCTACCATCATGAGAAGTATTGCTTGATGTATAGGTTGTATCTTCAATTTTTCTGGCTTCTAATTGAACAACATCAGACCAAACATCGGAAGATGGTGTTAACTGAACAGTTCCAGAATAGTAGTTGACAAGATATGGAGTAACATTCTCAACTCTAGATGCATATGGTTGTGTTACAGCAACTAATTCATTATAATTCAATGATAAGACTCTATTACTTCTTTTAATACCATTAGTCAATGGACTTTGGATAAGATCCAATTCTGTACAGAATGGTGCTGGTCTTAATTCAGAGTTTCTAACGTCAATACTATTCTTTACAAGAGTTTTCTTTAATTGAGTAGTAGTATTAGAAAAATCATCAACAAAGAATCCAGACTTAAATCTATTAAGACCATCAGCATCCTGAATCTGTAAATTTATAGTATTACTTTCTAATAGAGATAGTGATGTATAAAATTCTAAATTCTTAATTCTTCTTTCTAGATTTCTAATATCACGCATTCTATATCTTTTATGCTCAGAAAGATTTAAGTTAATTTCTGATACATTGCAAAGATATGCTGGAACCGTAGCTGAAGCAACCAATAAAGCATCATTAATGTCATTTGGTAGTTCAGGAGTCTCAGCTGGTATGCCCTTAACTAATTGGAAAACACCCTCTTTAGTGAGGAAAATTTTATCCATTCTTGGTAAATAGAATGAATAATCTATAACGAATGAATGATCTGATGCTAAGATATTTTCAGATGAGTTTCCATCTTGAGTAAACACCCTTCCCAAGAATTCAAACGGAGATCTAGTAGTTCCAGAGAAATCAGAAACCCTTGGTCTTATGTCAATTATTTCACATACTTTTGTGTTATTAACTTTTGGCAAGCTACAGTAACTAAAGTCATTATATGAGTTTACAGTTGTTATATCTCCTACATCAGAAGATAAGAAATATGCAGACTCAAATACTATCTTTATTTTCTTTGAAGGTTCTTTAAATGCTGCCTTTCTTACTAGTCTAGAATAATCATATATTGTACTTCTTTGACCGTTATCAAAATCAAACTCATCGGTAATATTATTTGAACCTAATGTAATAGCAGATACTGTTGCAGTAATTCCAGACTCTTTGAATTTTATAACCTCACCTGAAAGTGGTTCCAAATTATTCAAAGCTATGTAATTAATAGTTCCATCATCAACCTTTCCAATATAAATTCCAACAAAATTACTAGATTCACCAATAAATTCCTCACCCTCTAATATATCTCCAGTTTTAGCACTATCACTATTGATGGAGATTAAAGAAAGTCTTGGGAAAATTACATCATTAGCATTAGATGATTCAAATACACCATAGATTTTAGTTACATCAGGAACTCCCAATGAAATTTCATCATCTTGAACTCTGGTTCCATAGATAGTGCCATAAGTAAGTCCATCATTTAAGGTTGTTGCTCCAACACCAGACGAAGAATACTTAGAAGAATCTAAAGAAAGTATATTTATTTTCTGTTTTGTCTTAACTTTTTCTTTAACATTGATCTTTCTAAGAGTAGCAATTAGTTTTGCAGGACCAAGACCATCCAAACCATTGATTGTTAATGTCTGAGATCCATTAGTAAATACAAACTTATCTGCACTCAAAACTTCTGTACTTCCGTCAGTTCTTACCAAACAATAGTTTTCTTCATCATATGGTAAGAATGTTAAATTTCCACTACCACTTTGAATAGAGTTTGTAGAACCATTAGTAATTGTAACATCAAATTGTTTTCTTATGACAAGATTCGCATTTGTTAGATCTACATTTGATACTTTATCTTTAGGAAGAGGAGTATATAGTGTATTATCACTAGAGAATTGATATGATGAACTTAATATTCTAAAGTCAGATGGATTAATTACTGCAGTTGGTAATGCACCATCATTCACACCAGTTACAGATGTAACAGCATTAATAACTAGTGAATGTTGAGATACAGTTGCAACTTTTGCATATGATGGATCTGTTGAACCTGGGTTTGTATATTGTACAATGTTTCCAACAGTAGTGATACCAGTGAAGAACTTAGTAGCATTTGTACTAGTAACGGTAGAAATACCTCCACTAGCAGGAGTAATATTAACTTCACCAAAAGTGGAGTGAACACTCTGTTTTACGTCAGCATTAAATGTATTACCAGTTCCAACCGTTCCATAAATTGATTTTATATCACCAGAGTTAAAAGCAGTTGTTAGTCCAATAACATTTCCTTCTTCAATACCATTGAATATTAACTGTTCACCTTGTATGAATTTTCCATTAACGTTATATGCGGTCATTGCTGTACCAGCATTAACATCATATCTTAGGTAACCTGTAGCTCCACTAGACTTACCCTTAATGTGTTGTGGAAGACTTTTAGTTACTGGAGTATTAACAACTACGCTTGTATATGTTTGAACATCATATAAAGAAATATCCCATGTATTGACATTAGGATTTACAGCATCATAAGATCCAGATTCTAGAGCAAAATCATAAACTCTTGCTAGTCCAATTTCTTTACCTGAAGCAGTTGTAGAAGTTACACCAATCCTAGCATCTCTTAGGCTAACAGTGTAATCAGTTCCTATACCTATCTTAGGAGATCCATTAACCCTATTCAACCCAAAGCTTGGACCTGTATAATAATTTAAACTCTGATTTTTTAATACTTTTGATGTTCTTGGTTTTTGAAAATCTAAGAATTGGTTAGTTGGTATATTTACCTCATAACCTTTTACATATGCTTTACCTGGAGAAATCTTATATGTTGCAAGATTTTCTGCTGGAACACTATTATTATATGTTAATTGATCTGAGTTAAATATTCCTTTATTTCCCTTAAAATCATTTAAAGTTTCTTTAGGTTGAACATTAAATGGAACAACATAATAGTCACCAGATTCATCATATGTCCTTCTAGCAAACTCTTCCTGTAACTTATTATACTCTGGATTAATCTTTTGAGAAGCAATAACTCCTTCTCTTACTTCCATCAACTCTATAAAGTTAGATGCTTGAGTAGAGTTTACATTTTTCTTAGTTAAGATTGCTCTTATTTTTAATCTATCTGCACCAGGCGCAGTATAGTTATTAAAAGAAGATGCATTATCAGTTAAGTCTTTATCAAGATCCGAATTTATAATCTCTTCTACAACTTCTAATCCAATCTTATATGTTGGAGTAGTACTATAAGGTTCTAATATAATTGATTGTTCTGGAATATCAATAAAATGTCCTCTTACAAAATAGACACCTTTTGATAAAACACACCCTGATCCATAAGAAGTGGCAAGAGTAGAAGTTGTTGTAGCAACTCCTTCTCCTTCTTGAATTATAACATTTGAGTTAGATATCTGACGTTCAATCAAAAGAGTTTCAGATGGTGCAAATACTGCAGTTTCTCCATCAGTTGCAGGATCCAAATACTCTACAAATAAAGTATATGGTTCACCAGGAAAAGCATTTAAGTTAAGATATGCCTTTATCTTTGCTCTTACACCAGACTTACTTCCAACTACCCTTGCTTCTAATAAATCATCAATATACTGGGTAACTGCTACACCAGAGTAAGAAACATTAATTCTTACAACAGGATATGCATTGTTGAATTTTAATCCACCACCAGTTACAGAACTACCATCTTTGAAAATATGATTTCCAAAGCGTTCAATTTGGTTCTGAAGAATTGACTGTAATCCAGTTAATTCTCTAGCCTGAACAGGAAATCCAGGTTTAAATAAAACCTTGTAATAGTTGTCAGACGGACTATAATCGTCAAAGTAAGGAGCGACGTTGAGATTAGTTTCCTGTGGCATGATTCTTTAGAATTGCAAAATGACTTTGATATCTTCTTTTTGGTTTAAAGACCTAGTGATAGCAGGTCTATTATCAACATATATTACGTTTCCAGAATATTTTTTAACTTCTGGATGAGCCACACCAGCGGTAAATGACTGACCAAGGTTATATGTTCTATTATTTATTGAGGTAGTATAACCAGTGTAACCAGTATCAATTCCCAAGTTAGTGCTTCCACCAAAAATGGTTACACTTCCACTAGCAGCAGGTGTTGCTGTAAATCTATGTAATTCAAACCCATAAGTAGGATCTGTTTTTAATGAACCATCACTATTGAATCCAACAAGACTTTTATCTTGCCAGTATTTTAATACACCAGTATTCTGATCATAAGAGATTACTCTTCCTACAGCAGTAGATCCTAACCCAACAGTTTGAGTGATAAAACTATCTGCACCAAATGTTGTTGTACTGTATCCAGAACCAACTAGTTTTAGTGCATAAGCTGCACTAGCTTTATCTAAATTCAGTTTAGCAACAGATCCAAAAGCATCTGGATTTTCAACTACACCAACCCTTGATATTTGATTACCAGTCACAAAATCAGGATTCTCATTATCATTTTCAATTCTAGAATAAACTAGAACTTTATTTGCTCCCAATTCACGATATATATCCGAACCATGACCACCTTCGGGTGGAATAATAACATTGAAAATAGGAGAAGTGCTTCCTGTAGGAACACTACCACTTGCTAGATCTACAGTTCCATAAGTATAACCTGATCCACCCTTTGAAATAGTAACTGTGTCTATCTTAGAATCATTGTTAACAACAACTGTACATTCAGCACCTTCACCATCACCAAAAATAGGAACTCTAGTATAGGTTCTATTAGCAGTTCCTAAACCAACTCCCCTATTGACAACTGTGACTATTTTTAATTCACCGCTAGTAGATGCATGGTTTCTGACCGCAGCATCTGCAGTATTTGTATCCCAGTCTGTTGGAACTGGCATAAAATTAGTAGAATCAAATTTTACAATATCACTTGGTTTGATAGTATAAAGATACTTCCAAACATAACCATCACCACTATCACCAGCAGATCTTGGTTCTAAATCAGTAAATGTGGGTTGATCTAATGAAGGTCTTCCACTTGGATTTTCAGGATCAGTTCCATTCTGAAGGCAAATATAAACTTTAAAATCTTCATTTACAATATAGTAATTAGCAGAATATAAATTAGTCGAACCTGATGGTTTAGACGTATTTGTCCTACTGATGTCTCCTCTGTACATATCATATGTTGTACCAGAAATCCAAGAAGTCTTATTAACTACTTGTCTAACGTCACTAGGAGAAATCTTTTTCAATGCAACCATTGTATCCCAATAGTCATCCTCTTGTTCAAAACTATCTTTAGGGGCTGGAGGATCCGTGTCCCAATTAGTCTGATAATCATTAGGATTGGGTAGACCAACAAAAGAATAATAAGAATTAGTAGTCGAAGTCACACCAGAAATAAAATTCCTAGCATTCAATATTCTAAGCTGATCAGTTATAATGGCGGA